TACGAGGAAATAGATGTATTAAAAAATATAGCTAGTAAATATAAGTGACATTTTTTTTTTTATAAATTTATGTTATAATGAAAAAAATGGAAAATGCCAAATGATTATTTTAATTTAAGGAGGGAATATTTATGGAAATTAAAATGATTAAAATTGATGAATTAAAACCATATGAAAACAACCCAAGATTTAATGACGAAGCAGTAGAATATGTTGCAAAAAGTATAAAAGAGTTTGGCTTTAAAGTACCACTTGTTATTGACAAAGATAATGTTATCGTAACAGGACATACAAGATATAAAGCAAGTATAGAGTTAGGATTAGAAGAAGTACCTTGCATAATTGCTGATGATTTGAATGAAAAACAGATAAAAGCATTTAGATTAGCAGATAATAAAGTAAGTGAAAAATCAGGTTGGAACTTTGAATTATTAGAAGAAGAACTTGATGATTTAGATATAGATATGTCAGACTTTGGATTTGATTTAGATTTTGATATTGATGAGTACGACGATGACATAGAAAAAAATAATGAAATAAATAAGCATTTATTAAAATGTCCTGTTTGCGGACATATAAACGAAGAAAAGGCTTTTAAAAATTATGAAGATACCGAGTAAAGTATATCCTTATAGACTTCCATATATGGGAAGCAAACAAAATATAGCATATTCTTTAATGTTAGCAATGATACAAAAAAAACCAAAAGCAAAGTATTTTTTTGATATATTTGGTGGCGGTTGTTCTATGTCATTAATGGCTAAACAATTTGATTTAAAAGTTTATTATACCGAAAAGAATAAAGGGATAGTTAACTTATTAAATTTTTTAAAAGATAATAAAATACCAAAAGAATGGATTAAATGGATAACAAGAGAAGAATTTAAAAAATGTTTAGATAAAGATGACCCTTATTCTGTATTTATAACTATTGTATGGAGTTTTGGGAATAATAGAAAAGCATATTTATTTGGCAAAGATGTAGAAGAACTTAAAAGATTAGCATTTGAAGTTATAGTTAATCAAAATGAAAAATGTTTAAAACAATTACAAGAAAAAACAAAATTAAATTTAAAAATGCCAAAAGAAAAAAACTTACATAATAGAAGATTGAATTTTTCAAGGCAAATAAAAAGTATAAAAGCATTTAATAGAGGTTGCCCTGAATTAATACAAATACAGTCATTAACACAATTAGAGTGTTGTAGTAGACTACAACAATTAGAATATCTACAACAATTAGAATATCTACAACAATTAGAATATCTCAACGGATTAGATTTACCTTATGATGAAGTAATAATATATTGCGACCCACCATATAGAAATAAAGCAGAATATACTGATAATGATTTTAATTATAAAGAATTTGATAATTGGGTAAAACAATTAAAATATGATGTATTTATAAGTGAATATAATTGTCCATTTGAAAAGATAGCAAGTTTTGGGAAGATGAGTTTATTGAATAATAGCAAAGATAGAAAACCATTGATAACTGAAAATTTATATTATCATAAAGCAGAAAGGAAATGAATAATGATAGAAAAAGTAAATCCAAGCCATCCAGATAAAGTGGCTGATAGAATAGCAGGAGCAATAGTAGATTTAGCATACAAGTACGATGAAAACCCTAGAATAGCAGTAGAAGTATTAATAGGGCACGGACATTGCTATTTAATAATAGAAAGTAATTGCAATAAAGTATCAATGCAAGAAGTAGAAGACGCAGTACATAGAATTGCAGGAGAAAATATAGAAGTAGAGATTATAGGGAAAAAACAAGACGAACATTTAGCAAAAAATCAAGAAAAAGAAGTAAGATGTGGAGATAATGGTATATTCAAAGGTGTACCACTAACAGATAATGAAAAACAAATAAGTAAAATAGCAAGAGAAATATATGAAAAATACCCATATGATGGTAAGTATATATTAACAGATGATGAATTAATAATATGCCAAAGTAATGCAAATAGTGATGAATTAAAAACGTGGGCACTAAGATATAGACCATATGTAGCAGTAAACCCATTAGGAGACTGGACAGGTGGAACAGATGTAGACACAGGTGCTACTAATAGAAAGTTAGGTAGTGATATGGCACAATCAGTAACAGGTGGTGGACTACATGGAAAAGATTTATCAAAAGCAGATGTAAGTGTAAATATATATGCATTTTTAAAAGCACAAGAAACTGGTGAAGAAGTAAGTTTATGTTGTGCAATAGGTGATGATACAATAGATGGAAAACCATATAGTGAAATAGTAGAAATAGCAAGAGAATATATCCACGAAATAGGTGGCTTTGAAAAATTTGCAGAATGGGGTTTATATTAAGGACTACATAAGTAGTCTTTTTTGACAGGTTATACCGATAATGGTATAATTAGATAGAGGTGGCAAAGTGGCAAACAAACTAGATAATTTAATACCTAGCACAGATGGAGGACACCAATTAACTGAAGAAGAAGCGAAGAGAGGTGGAATTGCATCAGGAGAGGCAAGAAGAAAGAAAAAAACAATGTTACAAATGCTAGAACAATGCCTAGAAGCAACCAATGAAAAAACAGGTAAAACATATAAAGAATTAGCAACATTTGGTTTAATAAAAGGTGCAATAAATGGAAGTAGTAAGAACTATGAAATAATACAACAACTTATAGAAAAACAAGAAGAAAAACAAGAAGCAGATGGTATATTAGTAACAATACCAGCAAAAGATATAGCTAGTTCTTTTAGTGATGTAAATAGAGCAATAGATGATAGAGATTATCGCGAGTTCTTTTTAGAGGGTGGACGTGGTAGTACTAAATCTTCTTTTATAAGTGAAAAGATAATTGAATTACTAGAAAATAACCCAAGAATGTGTGCAGTAGTATTAAGAAAAGTAAAAGACACTCTAAAAGACAGTGTATTCGCACAATTAGAGTGGGCAATAGATACATTAGGGGAAACCTACGCAAAGGTTAAGAACGACTGGAAATTGACTAAAAGTCCATTAGAAATAACAAACGTGGTAACAGGACAAAAAATATATTTTAGAGGAGCAGATGATTATGGCAAGATTAAATCATTAAAAACTCCAAAAGATATGTATGTAGGTATAACTTGGTATGAAGAATTCGACCAGTTTGCAGGAATGAATGAAGTTCGTAAAATTAATCAATCATTAATTCGTGGTGGAGATGATTTTATACAATTCTATTCATACAATACTCCAGCAAGTTCTCAACACTATGTAAATATAGAAAAACTTATACCAAAAGATAGTAGATTAGTACATTTAAGTGATTATAGAAGTGTACCTAAAAAATGGTTAGGACAAGCATTTATAGATGAAGCAGAGTTTTTGAAAGATATAAATGAAAAACTATACCAAAATGAATATCTTGGTTTAATGACAGGTGTTGGTGGCAATGTATTTGAAAATGTTGAATTAAGAGAAATAACAGATGATGAAATAAATACATTTGATTATACTTATCAAGGTTTAGACTTTGGTTGGTTCCCAGACCCATTAGCGTGGGTAAAATGTTGTTATAACCCATCACAAAGGACATTATATATTTACGATGAATTTGTTGTAAATAAGATGAGTAATGAAGAAGTATGGCGACATTTAAAAGAAGAAAAGGGGGTAACAGAAGATGATTTAATTACAGCAGATAGTGCAGAACCAAAGAGTATAGGAGACTTTAAAGCATATGGCTCATTAATGAAAGGTGCAGAAAAAGGACCAGGAAGTGTTGATTACTCAATGAAATGGCTATCAAGTTTAGCAAAAATAGTAATAGACCAAAGAAGATGTCCAACGTCAGCACAAGAGTTTTCAACATATGAATTCCAACAAGATAAAGATGGCAACTATATAAGTGGGTATGTAGATGCAGATAACCATTGTATCGACGCCACACGCTATGCACTTAATCAAATATGGAAGAAGAAAGGACAGTAGATGATATGTTAAGTAGAATATGGACTTGGATACTAAATAAAATATTCCATGTCTCAACAGAAACAAAACCAAAAGAGGTAGAAGATAATACAAAATATGCAGTATTATATGAAAAAATAGATAATATAAATTATACAAGTATATTTGCAAACAAACTAGCAAACTATACAATTAGTGATAGTAATATAAATATTGATGGTGACA